TTAGTGCTTCTAAATTAATATGCTACAATATTTAACGCCTACTGATCCGAGCCAATTAAATGATGCTATTCATTTATTTAACGAATATGCAAGTTCATTAAATATAAGTTTGGCTTTTCAAAATTTCAACGAAGAATTAAATATTATTAATACCAATAAACATATAAGACAAATTTTTGATGCATACCTACATACCCTTCTAACGTTATTTAGTAAATTATAATATGTAAAGATTTTATGAATTTTATTATCTATAAATTTTAGTATTCAATTAAAATTTAATAGAAAAAATAAATAATATTAATAATGAATTACTGGATACACTCTTAAAAACAATTAACACGTTATCCACCAAAATTGATAAACTGGAATGGGCAAACCAAGAAATCTTGAGTAAATTGAACTCACAACAAACAAAAGTTGTAACTGGTTTTAATGAACCATTGCCAACCATCGGACCAAGACTTCAAAAAATAAATCCCGAAACATTGGAATTAATAAAGGTATATGAAACAGTTACGGAAGCAATGAAAGAAAATACGAATATTAAGCGTCCTAGTATTAATAAATCAATCGTAGAAAATACAATTTATTGTGGCTATCGGTGGCTTCTAATAGATAGAGAGTTGGACCCTAATGTAATTCATAATATTCAACCAACAAGAATAACCAAACCCAAAAGTTTAGGTTATATCGCTCAGATAAACAACGAAAAAACTGAAATAATTAATGTATATTTAGACAAGAAAACGGCAGCACATTGTAATGGATATGGAAGCAGTTCGGCATTAGATAATCCAGTTAAGAATTTTACTTTGACAAAGGGCGTTTATTATAAGTTATATGAAGAATGTGATTTAAGTCTAAGGGAATCATTCGAAGAAAAAATAAATGGAGAACCATTATTATATAAAAATGGTGTTGGGCAATTTAATTCAGAAAATAGTTTGATTCGTGAATTTTCTTGTAAATACGATTGTATTAAAACACTGAATATGAGTGACAAGACATTAGCAAAGGCTTTAACAAAGCATGTTTCATATAATGGATTCTTTTTTAAAGACCTTGGAAGTAAATTAAGCGTATGTTAACATTTTTTTATAAAAAAAGGTAACATATTGTAAACATGTATTATAAGTATTAACCCAAAATTATACCCTACAGTGTCTTTCTCAAAGATAATCCAAAGCAACCAAGACTGAAAGAAGAGAAGCCATTCGCGATTTTTATACCATGCTGTTACACAAGTGCTACTCTGTACCATTCCGGTTTCTCCCTCTTCTTCTTCCAAGACGCGATTCGTTGTTTCTCCTCCGACATGTAATAATTCCTATATGATTCCACTGCGTCGTCACTTTTGTATTGTACTGGCATCGCTTGCGCAAAGGGGGTTAATCCTCGTTCTTCAAATTTATCATCGCTAGGCATATTGTCCTTTAACACGAGCGCCATTAGATATGCTTTGTGAAATTTTGTATCCGGATGTCCATAACGAAACCGCCATTCATTATGGAGTTCCTCAATCAAATCAAGCGTCCAAATAAAGTTTGCCTTGGATTTGCGACACCAAATGGTGACCGGGTGGTTTTTGTGCGCCAACTTGTATATTTGATTGTTCACTTGATCATCCGGATCCAAAATGCGCTTACAAGAGCATAACATTTGAACCGCTTCCAATAATATTTTACTCACATGCTTGTCCATCATAAATTGCGCAATTTCTCTTTGTATAAGCGATAAGATAAACAGATTCATGTTAAAATTTCAATTTTAAAGATTTAAAGCTTGCGACTTTGTTAGTTTATTTGATTTTATACTAACAAAATATATGAAAAAAGTATATTCAATTTTATTTATACTTACACTTATACTTATACTTACATTTACATTAATGACAACAAGTTCTTTTCAATAGCATTCTTTATATAATAAAATGTAGATTTGTCTCCATCAATAAATACATAGTCCACTACAATTTTATTAATAGTTTCGTCATAACATATACTAACAATCGCCAAAAACCATTTCATTTGTTTAAAATTTCCGTCATCGTCGTCCCGTAAATACTCATGCTTTTCTAACATTTTTGTCGCGGCTTCTAATGCTCGCCATTGTTTACTGTTTACAATTTTGAGTAGCTCCCTATCATAAGGGTCAATCGTCTTTTGAATCGGTTTGGTGCCGAAATCGAGTCTCCATATATCGCGTGCTTCATTATAGTTGGAACGAAGGCTTTCTACATCGTTTATAGTAGTAGCTAAACGGCTCCTTATTGTATCACCATTAGTCGCATCAATTGCGGTTGAAGGATGGTACATAGCGATGTCATGTTTCTTTTGGAATAATCCAAACTGTCCCTTTTCCTTCGTCTTACCATTACTCATAATTTTAAATACTTGTTCTTCGAATGATTTTCTTTGTGGCTCTTTTATATGTGTTTTGTTAGCACTGTTAATGTTAAATAGTAATTGTTCGAACGTTTGTTGTTCCATTCTATCTTATTATTATATTTACAAGATAAATTGTAAAAGTAAATCAATTTTTTACAATACTACTACAAAACACATAATACTATTTATAAAATTATATTGGTATAATATATGGAACCAGTACCAAAGATTAAATTACCAAAACCGTTTACACTATCTGATAAATTGAAAAGAAAACTAGATACTTTAAAAAACAAAAGTGTTGCTTCACAAGTAATAAGATGGAATGGTTACGACAACATACAAAATTTATTCTATTTATACTTATTCAACAAATACAAAACAAAATGTTTGATTTATAATAAAAAACCGGAACATCAATGGCCACTTTTAGGATTTGAAATAGTACTAGATAAGTATATACTTGATTATGAAAAGCAGTATTATACTAAAATTGCGGAAAATATTGCTGATTGTGTTAGACGCGGCGAAAAAACTATAATCATACCATTAACAATAATCAATCCAGAAAAAGACAGACATGCGAATGTTCTTATTTATAGAGAAAACAGTTATGGTAATGTTATAGAGCATTTTGAACCTCATGGTAAAGCTTACAAACGTGGACGTTATAAAAAGGAAATTGACTTAAAATTATCTTGGTTTATGATGATGTTAAATGAAGTGTTTACAAATGCGAAGCTACCTAGAGTAGTATTCAAAGATGCGAGTGATGTGTGTCCATATCTTAATGGTCTTCAAGCAATAGAGAATGTTATAAAACCAATTATACTTGAAACTGGAGAAGTAGAAACAAACGGTTATTGCTTAGCTTGGAGTATGTTTTTTACAGAATTAGCACTAAAAAATCCCACTATTCCTAGTGATATATTATTGGACGAAATTTATAATACTATTCTCGATACACAAAGACGAGTACAAGAGGACAAAATATTATATTTGAAACAAGTCATACGAGGATATGTACTTTTTATATCCGAAAAGATAGATAAATATTTTTCTATTCTTTTTAAAGATAAAATAAACGTACAAGAGTTAACTAGCAGAACGAATGATGTTTTATTTAATAGAAAGGTAAAAAAATTCGTTGGTACTATGATAGATATAGAAATGAAAATATTAAATGACCCTACGTATAATAGAGGAAATGTGATTGATACATTGAAAAAAAAAGTTGGAGATGAAATGAGACGTAAGTATCCACGCGTAGATCATCTTAATCGTTTACAGTATGATATTAACATATTAGAAAATATAGATATGCTTATAGATGCTTCGCCGATTTCGCAAACACCGATATGTCCAGAAGGAAAAGAATTAAATTTTAAAACTGGAAAATGTGTCAATATAAAAAAAATTAAAACAGAAAAAATTACAACTGTTAAAGCGTCTACTGTTAAAACAAAAACAGAAAAACGATGCCCAGAAGGAAAGGAATTAAATCCAAAAACTGGAAGATGTGTAAATATCAAAAAACCAAAAACAGAAAAGATTAAAACTGTTAAAACAGAAAAACGATGCCCAGAAGGAAAGGAATTAAATCCAAAAACTGGAAGATGTGTAAATATCAAAAAACCAAAAACAGAAAAAATTAAAACTGTTAAAGCAAAAACAGACAAAATTAAAACTGTTAAAGCAAAAACAGAAAAACAATGTCCAGAAGGAAAAGAATTAAATCCAAAAACTGGAAGATGTGTAAATATCAAAAAACCAAAAACAGAAAAAACAAGAACAAGAAAGCTGAAAATCAAAATATAAATATAAATAATCTAAATATAGAGATTGTTTGTTAGTATAAGCATAATGGGGAATCTAATAGTTACGAGTGTTAACAAACCGCGAATTTTGATATTCGGTGCGAACGGATGGATCGGATCCAAAGTGTTTAAATTATTACAATCGCAAAATATTATAGTTGTAAAGGCAGAAAGTAGAGCAGATGATTATGATGCGGTCCACGCAGAAATTACAAGCGTACAGCCAACACATGTGATGAGTTTTATTGGTCGCACCCACGGTAATTATAATGGCAAAGAAATCGGAACCATTGACTATTTGGAGAAGCCCGGTAAGCTAGTAGAAAATATCCAAGATAATTTGTATGCGCCGATTGTGCTAGCAACAGTTTGTAAAAAGTTGGATTGTCATTTTACCTATTTGGGAACCGGATGTATTTTCGATTATGACGAGGAGCATCCACCTTATTATAAACATACTGGATTTAAAGAGAGCGATAAACCGAATTTCTTTGGTTCATCCTATTCCATAGTCAAAGGATATACGGATAGATTAATGCATGAATTATTCGACGATTCGGCTTTAAATGTGCGTATTCGAATGCCTATTACAAGCGAAGATTGTTCACGTAATTTCATTACAAAAATAACAAGTTACGACAAGATTTGCTCCATACCTAATTCCATGACAGTTTTAGATGATTTGCTACCGATAATGATTAAATACGCAATTAACAATAAAACCGGTACCATTAATCTAACAAATCCGGGAGTAATTACTCACAATGAGATTTTAAATATGTACCAAACTATTGTCGACCCAAATTTTACGTGGTCCAACTTTTCAATTGAAGAACAGAATCAAATTTTAGCATCCAAGCGTTCTAACAATGAATTGGATACATGTAAATTAGAAATCGAAAATATTGTAACTAGCATTAGACCGGCAGTTGAAAATGTACTAACAGAGATGAAGAGGAATCGGGATGTAATTAATTTAGAAAAAGCATATACAGCATAAAAATGTAAATTGTAAATTATATTTAGTAAATTATACGTAATAAATAATTTAATTTAATGATAATTATTTATTATGAGATTGTTAGTTACTGGTTGTTGTGGATTCATTGGTTCCAATTTTGTAAACTATTATTTAGGTGAAAATCCCGATGTTACGATTGTGAATTTAGATGCGATGTATTATTGTGCTTCAGAAACAAATATATGTAGTGATGTTCGTAATTCAGAGCGATATCATTTAATTAAGGGTAATTTATGTTCCTATGATTTGGTAGCAAATATTTTAGTTATTTATCAAATTGATACAGTCATTCATTTTGCCGCACAATCGCATGTCCAAAATTCATTTGACGATTCACTTCAATATAC